TGTACGGGTTCTCACGTAAATAAAAATATTCATTGCATTCGCGGAACATTTTACATGGCATGATCAGATTATTCGCTTTTTGATGGACGAAATATTCATTATAACCATTACGACGCTTGAATCCTCGTTTACCCATTGGATCTCCCATTGTAATAACTCGGTTTGGCCTTGCTTGGGTTTGTGTACAAGTAAGGAATTGGGGACACTGACTCACGGGTAATTCCATTTTGTAGACTCTTTGTTTATTCGGTTCACGTAGTTGATTGTAGGTAATATTGCTATTGGTAATCGTATTGTGGAATGCAAATTGTTTATATTGCGTAAAGTCTTGGGAATTCAAAACTCCTTCTAGATCGCTTTGTCTTTGTAATATTTGGGCATTGCGTTTATGGGCTATATAATCACTTTGAGACATATTGGTATGCGTGATTCTTATGCTATATATATTCTACTGTAGAAAAAATGGGGGATACATCCCCCCCCATAGCCCCCCTGGCTCCGCGTCTTGCTGGGGGGTATAGGCAACAAACAAGTCCATAAAGGATATCCTGTACAAAAGGGTATGTGAGGCGAGCGAAGCGAGCCCATAAGAGATATCCTGTACAAAAAGCATAGCGTGGAACGGAGGGGGGTATGGGGGAACCTTTAGGTTCCCTCAGGAGGGGGTCTTGATTATTTGATTTTGGGTTGACTATGGAATATTTTCATTTTGTTACTGATGTTCGTGCTCTTTTGGTTTTTATTTTGGATTTTCAGTTTGAGTTAGACATTAGGGAATATTCCAGTATGTACTTAAAAAGTAGGGGGGGGGAGATTTTTTTCAGGTAGAAAATTATTTTATTTTGAGATTTTTGGAATATACCGGGGGATACATCCTCTATACCCCCCTGATCCGAGTAGTACTTTACACCCTTGAAGATTTAAAACCGCACCCTTTAATAATTTTTTATATTTTTCTATAAATTAAGACCGATTTTCAACCACTTATTCAAAACGAAAACTTGGATTATACGCACATGAATACGATATTAGATTATCTCACAATTGATATTCTTACCATGTATGAGAATAACATCAAATTTCATTATGTAGAATATGTAGAACGATATGTAAATGTGGTTTGGAAAAAGAAATTTATCGTAAGCAAAATAAGGAAAATGAATATCACCCAAAAAGAAAAAGAACAACGAGTAAATAATTTATGCGGTCAGTTGCGAAAAATCAAAACCGACCTATTGAATGTTGACAGAACAAATTACAAATCACATACCATGTATCATACATGGATTAACCAACAAAAACAATTTATTACGCCAAATAAATCTACATATAAAAAGAATAATATCGTTTATGATTTGATGTGTAGTCCGTTTGATTATTTTCCTTGTATGATTGTTATGATGAAACAAGTTGAAAAAGAAGAACAAACAATTAGTAATGTATTTCCTATGCGTAGCGAAATCATACCAAAACATATAAGATTAGATACAACTACATTAGTTCATTTGTTAATGACGAAAAAACAAGGAATTAAAAGTGAATATTTAACAAAAGGAAATTTGAAACGAAACGAAGATAAAATCTGGGAATTCTTTTTTAGAACCGAACGAAAAATGTTTCATAAAAAATATTATGAATTTCATCACATGATAGAAACAGATGGGATTAGTTGCACTTTGTTGCTATTGCGTAAGGATTTAATAGGAAAACGCCTACCGATGATGAAAAAAGGTTTATCAACTGAACCATATATTGATGAACTAACCGATTACATGCAACTACAAAATAAGAAAATAGTGGGCGTAGATCCGGGACTTTGTGATTTGATTTATTGTGTGGATGCTGATAATAAAGATGCAAACAATTTTAGATATTCGCAAGACCAACGAAGAAAAGAAACCAAGAAAAAGAAGTATTCAAAAATTCAATTGGAATTGAAAAAGGAAAAAATTAATGGTAAAACAATTATAGAATGGGAAACTGAATTATCTAAATTAAACCGAAAATCACTTAACATTACAAAATTCAAGGAATATATACAAAAGAAGAGTGAAATAAATGGGTTGTTATTTGCGTTTTACGAAAAATATATTTTCAGGAAACTACGATTACAAAGTTATAGAAATACCAAGAAAAGCGAACAAAAAATGATTAATAACTTCAAACGAGTTTTTGGTAATGAAAATAACGTTATTGTGTGTTTTGGTGATTACGAACAGAAACAACATATGAAATTCAAAGAAGCAACCAAAGGAAAAGGAATGCGAACTTTGTTTAGAAAAGCGGGATTTCAAACATATTTAGTAGATGAATTCAGGACATCATGTAGATGTTCCAAATGTGAAATAGGTATTTGTAAAAAGACGATGGTTAGGGAAAATCCAAAACCATTTAGAAGCGGTAATGTTTTAGTTCATGGACTGATTTGTTGTAAAAACGGATGCGGTTATTGGAATAGAGATGTTAATGGTGCTACAAATATTTATAAAATTGCTTATAATGCGGTAAATAATAAAGAAAGACCAAATTATTTATCAAGAAGCAAGAACAATTCAACTGGTTTAGACGAACCAGTAAAATCAAAATTTACATAATCCAGAAAAGGATAAACCTTTTAGTTTTTATTTTTCACCGAAAGGTGCGGATTTAAATCTTCAAGGGTGTAAAAGGACACACCATATAATTCATATACAGTAGAAAAGATGATATTTTGTACTGTAACCGTACATGTTGTTACTATTCTTATCGGTACAAATAGCAAAACGTGAAACGGAAGAGGTGTGGGGAAACCTTTAGGTTGCCCCACCACCACGGTACAGTTGCTCACAGACCAATTGAAATGACCAATTGTTGCCATTTAAATCAACGACATCTCCTTTGTCATTGCATAATTTTATGGCTATACGGCGTATATTGACCGGACCAAAGTACACGCGCTCTTGTTGCTGTAATGTTCCTCCAAATTCGACATACATCGACCCCGGTGTACTGGATGCTTTGACTGGTAATAAGGCAAACATGTCCTTTACATATGGTCCATTACTCATACGACTGCGTGTCTGGTTTTGTGCTTCTATTATTTGTTCGATCGAATAAATTTGGTTCTGGGTTAATCCTGCTGTTGAGTTGGGATTGTTATTAATACTCGATTCTTGGGTATTGGTAATCGGGTCAGTACATCCTCGGTAATTCTTTCGGTTTGCATAATGGGGTAATGTTACGCTATTGTCATTCGGGGCAACCGTCACTAATCCATCATTCAAATGGTTCTGATTGAAATCGTCCAATATGATCATGAAATAATTGTAGAGAGATGTATTGACTACAGAACCACCACGCAATGTTACTTTGTCTCGGTAGACTGTAGGTTGGGTTGTTGTATATACACTATTGGTTCGTCGTTGTATATCTGGATTCACATAATATTGGACACCGTCTTGGGTTCGCGTATTTTCACTCGGTTCCATGTCATATTCCGTTAAATCTTTGAATCCTAGTATATACCCTAATGTCGTATCAGCCGAGGCATTGTGATAACTCGATGATACATTGGTACATTTGTTGAAATCATTCACGTCGTAAAATACGATACGGTAATCATGTGTTGTATAATAATGGTTTATATTGGAACGGATTGTCCATGACCGAGATGTTACTGTAGGAGTATCTGGGTCTGTTGTATCGTCTGTTGTATCGTCTATATACTGTATTTTTGTATGGATTAATCTTGGGTCGATTGTAGCAGTATCATTCAGTTTGCTTTGAATGGCTGTTATTAATTCTTTGGTTGTATATTTACCCTCGGGAATCGTGATTACAAGATCATTCTCATTGTGATATAATGGATCACTAATATAGACTCCATTGTTTTCTTCTGGTATAGGACGGAATACTAATGCCGCTCCTTCTGTTGATGGGATTTCATATTCGGTTGTTTGGGCATTTGAGTCTAGTTTTTGACTGTACACATGAGGTTCCATTTTATCGGATGGCATATTGAATGCACTGGGATCACTACTATTTTTGACCCATAATGTTTTGTTACCACCATTTGCATTGTTTTTATCGTCTAATGCTCCCGTAAACTGAATTTGGATTTTGGAATTGGGAACACTTTGGGTTGTTTTGTTGTTTAATCGAATTGTCCAATTGTAATAAAATGACGTGGATGTGGGTTCTACTATAGAAATAGTACTTTTATATGTGGTATTGCTTAATTTGGGGTGACTTTCCAATAGGCTTTTTAATTCTGTGAATATTTGGTCTACTGTTTTGTAGGTTGTTGGCGTTTGGGGGTCGTCAAACAGTTTTATCTCTATGGTTTCGATGATTGAATCGGTGGCCTGGTCATATGTTGTTGTGTTCGGTTGTTGCGATGAAGACGTATATTGTATAATAGTAATGGTATTGTTAGATTGGTCTATTCCATAAGTAATGATATTGTTAGATTGGTCTATATCCGTTTTATGCGCTTCGTAGTTTTTATCGTATAGATTAGATTGAATGGAATGGAAGTTTTCGATTCGTTCAGTTTGTGTGGTTTGAAGTGCTTGGTTTAGATTGTACCCGCTTATATCCATGGAATAATACGCTTCATTGTAGACTTTTTGGATGTCAAATGTAAAAGTTCCCATTGTGGTTGTCGTGACATAATTGTATCCGGTTGTAGAACCGAAACTCACATCGGTATAAACTGTAGAAAGTGTATGGATTTTGGTATTGATTTCGTCGGCTAATAATTGCGGTGTATAGTTTCCCGGTTCGATTTCCACCCGGTACTCATGATTGGGATTATTGTAGATGGCGTAATTATGAGTTGTATTGGATGGTTTTAAATAAAAAAAATTGGAACCGTAGTTTTTGCTAATCGTATACCACGTCACTGGAATCTGTACGGCGTATAATTTCATCGAGACCACGTCTTTTAGCGTTTCCGTGAAATTCAATGTAAATTCCGTGGATTGGGGGTATACATCTTCGCGAAATTGACTATCGACACTGACTATGCGTTTATAAGTTTCTTTCAAGATTGGGTTCACTACGCCGGGTGTGTAATTCAAGTCTTTTTGGTATGTTATTTTATCTACGTTGGCTACTGTATCTTTGGTTGTTGTTTTATTACTGGTCATCTTGGTTTGGAGGATGGGGGTGTTGGTGTTAGTGTTAGTGTCTTCTCCTTCTTCTTCTTCTTGGAGTGTATCTTCGACTTTCTCGATTTCTTTGTCGGTATTTGTCTCAAATAATGTTTGATACAATGTCTTGTAGAGATTGAATTCTTGTTTGTCGGTTGCTTTTTGCAATTGGTCTATTATTTGGGCTTCGATTACTGCGTTACTTGAGTCGTTGCTTAAATCCAATTTGTCTAGTCCTTCTTCTGATAATATGGTACCATCCTCGTTGGTAGTTATATAGTCATCGATATTGGCTGTAGTGGTGGGAGTTTGGGGTGTGGTCAATTCCACTTGGTCCGGGTTGTAATCCACATTCTCCAAGACATTCAAATCGCGATATGTGAAATCATCCTCTTGGTCGTCCTCGGTTTCGTCGAATTGAGTGAAAAAATGGTTGTAGATGTCCTTTAAAAATTGGTACATCTTACGCCCGGTTACTGTACGAGAATATTGGTACTCTTGCAGTTGATTTATGATGGTACTTTCAATGGTTCCTGGTTCTGGCGTGGATGTCTCATCCAGATTGAATCCCAATATTTCGTATAATTCTTCGTCGTCATAATTGGTCACATCATATATTTCGGTCATTTTTCTTTTGTTGATTTATTTGATGTATTGGATGTATTTGTTTTGCTTTTGCTTTAGTTGTTTGTATTTATTCTGTCTGTATAGTTTCTATTGACTTTTTCTTTTTTTTGCGTTTGTCAAACATTTTATCTAAAAAGTCCAGTACGTCAAATCCATTTTTGGCACTAGTGGCTAATTTATACCAAGGAAATGAGGTGAAACCTTGGCCTCGTTTTAAATGACCTTTGGTTTTGAAACAGTGGTATTCCAAAGTTTGAATGAATTGTTGTTCTACTGGATCCGTTATTTGGGTTTGTGTGTCGATTCGTTTTTTCGCTCGATAATGCTTTTGATTGTACGTTTCTTTTTCATATATTCGGTAGATTTCTTCGCGGCGATTATTATAGACCTTACTGAGGGCCGTTATTTTTTGGGTTTCATTGTTCATTTCAATTATATAGATGATGCTATTTAACGGAATACTGGTTGGCAATGGAGACAATACACTATAGATTCCTTCTAAATGATTTCTTGTACAAAAGTCCCGGTTGTTTTGGTAGGTATGGTTATTGAATCGGGTCGTGTATAGATATTTGGTTTGGCGGATCTTATAGTCATTGGTCTCTCGGGCAGTTGTACTATTTTCTAGATTCAGCATTTGCATTTGAGTACTGGGTTTTGGATTACTGTAGAAGATTATATTGATTTGTGTATGGTTATATATATGGTTGGTAGGCGGAGAGAAGATTCAATTTTTTATAAAAAAAGGACGTAAAGCCATTTCTTGTATTTATTTATTATCTAGGTTTTTGCTTTGTTAGGTTTTGCTTTTTTGTTCATGAATACTGTAGAAAATATTAATTCATCGGGTGGTGGTGTCAATAATGCTTCTATTTTATTGGAAGTGCATCAACAAATGCTTATGGATCTATATACTCTGGCTTTTGCCGCTCCTATAGATACTAAGGCTTACATGTACAAGTATCAAACCCTTTTGGTTTCTCTCAAACGTATTATTTTGACTTGTCCTTATGCTTCGATTCAACAATCCTTCTTTGTTTTGCTAAAACAATTGTTCTTATTAATGGTTTACTGTAGAGATACGTTCGGTGGATTGGGTCGACGTGATATTTTGGCTCCTATGATTTTTATATGGAATTACCAATTTCCTGTTCCTGCCGCCAAATGTTTGCATATGATGGTTTTACCTATACATGATAATCCTCCTTTTGGTTCTTGGAGAGATATGAAGGCAATTTGTCTCCTTATTCGGTCTTTTTCTGAGAAAAAGGAATTGGATCCGTTTTTGGATACTTGTATTGGTATGATGAATCATCAATTGGATGTAGATAATACTCGTTGGGGTGAAGCATTGGACAAATACAACCGTAAACTCAATACTCCTTGGGAAATCGAAAAGCCGAAACCCGATGTGGTTGGTTTGAGTTTGGTTGCCCGGTGGATTCCTCGAGAAAAATCGGCATTTGGGTGGTTGTTTGATTTGTGTGCCGCGCAATTTATTCGTACTTTTCGTCCGCAATATTTTTTGTATGTAGAAGATGACCAAGCACGGTTTCAAAAGGCTTTGCGTAAGGGGAAGAAAGAATATAGGCAGATTCTTGTACGGTTATCCAAGGCTTGGGACACATTGCAAATTAAACAATGTAGACAAGATTGGGGGGCGATTGTTCCTGAACATATTCCTATGGGGGCTATGATTTCGCAACAACATGCTCTGTTGAATGTCACTGTACAAGGTAAACCCCGTAGAAATACGTTGCATAATAAGGATCGTGATTTATGTGCTAGTAAGATTCAGGCCTTTTGGTTGAAACATAGAACGAGTAATTTTGTGTTTGTTCCTATGGATCGGTTTGTGAAACAATGTTTGAGAGAAAATGGGTTTCAGGGTGGTCGTTTAGAGGCTCTTTGGAAACGCGTTTTGTCTCAAGTCACGGTTATGCCTTATGTTTTTCCTTTATTGGATTTGTCCTTGTTTGCTTCGCATCCTGATTTGTTTTATGCTTATTTGAGTATGTCTATGGTTTTGGCCTGTAAAAGTAGTTTGTTTGGGTTACATGAAAATCGTCTGCTTTGTTTTGATTCCCGGACGCATTTTGTTGATTTGAATGCTGATGGGGGCGATAAGGGTGCTGATGGGGAGGGTACGGGTGATAAGGGTGCTGATGGTGTCGGTTCGTTGCGTTCTATGGTAGATATCATGAAGCATGTATACCATCAGCATCATATTGGAAGTAATGTTGTTCATGCTTGCCAAGTTTTCATTGAATGTTTGAAAAAATCGAATTTGAGAGAAAGTGATTATAGTAAAATCATTTTGGTTATTTTCAGCGAGTATACTGTAGAAAAATATGACTTGGTTGTGTCTACTTTTGAATCGGCGTCGATGAGTGTTCCTCGAATTTTATGGTCCGGTTTGTCTCGTAGTGTTGATGGTGGTACTGGTGTTGGTGTTGGTGGTGCTGTAAAATATGATCAGTTCCGTTGTCATGGCGGTGCGATTCCTTTGATTGGTACTCATAGTCATTTATTGGTTCAAATTAGTCAAATTGCTCCGGAAATGTGGAGACAAATGACGCCTTATCGGTTTTTGTCTACTTTATTGGGCAATTCTCGATATTTGCCAATGGAACAATATATAAATACCCTCAGGACTGGGGGATAATATCCCCCATACGTTTTGTTGG